GACCGTGTATTGTCGGTAATATGGGTTCTAGTAGTCGTTTCGACTATAGTGTTATTGGTGACGCAGTTAATCTTGCTTCTCGTTTAGAGGGCCAGTGTAAAGAGTTTGATACTGATTTAATTATATCAGAGTATACAATGAAAGCAGCCCCTTCTACTGAGTACGAAAAGCTTGGCGAAGTAACTGTAAAAGGCAAAAATGAACTCGTTTCAATTTATACCATACCAAAAATAAATCTTGACTTATCAATTCAATCGTATTATAATACTTAAATTATTGGGCACTCTGTGCCAGGCGAGGAGAAACACATGGTTAATGAAAAACGAGGCACCTGGTGGGCAACAGATCCAAAGAAAGGAAAAAAAGGATTTGCTACTGAAGAAGAAGCAAAGACTTGGGCCGCAGGCGGCCAGCCTAAAAAAGAACAAACCCCTAAACCCGAAGACAAGGATTTATTTGCAGCGGATGCTTAGATGGCTGTTCGTAGAAGAAAAGCGGCTAAGAAAAAGCGCCCGGTACCTACAAACAAAAAGCTTTATGCACGAGTAAAGGCACAGGCCAGACGAAAGTTTACTGTCTATCCCTCTGCTTATGCAAATGGATGGCTTGTAAGAACTTATAAAGCCAAAGGCGGTAAATACCGCATGGGATAAACTATGCCTTCACACTACGGAAAGAAGAAGCCTATGGGCAAAAAGAAGCCTAAAAAGAATGGTAAGAAAAAGAAAGGCCTAACAGCCAAGCAGAAGAAACTTCCGCCTGCTTTGAGAGCAGCAATACTTAAAAAGCAAAGAGGCAAAAAATAGTGCCGGGAATAGTGGCACCGCCCAGTTTTAAGAAAAGCATGGCAAAGAAAAGACGTAAAGCACCAAGAGGATATCATTACATGCCTAATGGTAAACTTATGAAAAATTCTGCTCATAAGAAGAAAAAGAAAAAGGGCAAGAGAAAGGGCTGAGGGAGATAACTATGTCAAAGCCTCGTGGAGGTTTAACAAAATGGTTTAAGGAAAACTGGGTTGATCTAGGAAGACCTAAAAAAGGCGGCGGCTTTGAGAAATGCGGTCGAAATAAGTCTGGATCAAAAAAGTATCCTAAATGTGTACCTGCTGCAAAAGCCGCACGTATGACTCCTTCTCAAATAAAGTCTGCGGTTCGTAGAAAGCGAGCCGCAGGCAATCCTGGAGGTAAGCCGCGTAACGTAAGTACTTTCGCTAAGAGGAGACAGAAACGTGCCCGTAAGAAAGGTTAAAGGCGGATATAAGTGGGGAAGCTCTGGTAAAACTTACAAAAGAAAATCTGATGCTATGAAACAGGCACGAGCTATCTACGCAAGTGGATACAAGAAGAAAAAACGTGGCAGTAAAAAGAAAGCGAAAAAGAGATCCTAGACTCAAGAGAGCAGGTGTTTCTGGTTTTAATAAACCAAAGAGAACTCCTGGACATGCAAAGAAGTCACACATAGTTGTCGCAAAAGTCGGAACAAAAGTAAAGACTATTCGATTTGGTCAGCAAGGAGCAAGTACTGCAGGCAAACCAAAGAAAGGTGAAAGCGAAGCCATGAAGCGTAAACGAGCCTCATTTAAAGCTCGTCATCGCAAAAATATCGCAAAGGGTAAGATGTCAGCAGCTTACTGGGCGGATAAAGTAAAGTGGTAGAAAGAAAAAGATTACAAAAAGATTCTGACTATGCACAATATGATACAGATGGTGACGGTATCGTTTCTGACGCGGAGTTAGAAACAAGCAAAGAGCTGCAACAATTAGAACTAGCTCATGCTAAAGCAGACGCACAACGAGCTATGGCTTGGTTTGCTTTATTCGGAATGTTACTATATCCTTCTCTAATTGTGATTTGCTCTTTGGTTAATTTAGATACTGCAGCGGCTATATTAGGTGATATAGCAAGTGTATATTTTGTAGCAATTGCGGGCTTGGTCGCAGCGTTTTTTGGAGCATCAGCATGGCAGTCAAAGAAATAAAAACAATAACAGAAAACTTAAAGTCAACATTCGAGTACTTTTCAGACACTAGAAAATATGGAAAGAGAGATGCATGGTATATAATGAACCCTGATCCTCTTGCAAAAGAGTGGCCTGTTTATAAAGGCGACTGCGAAGATTTTTCACTTACAGTTCTTTATCATTATTCAGATAAAAGCTGGTTTAAGTTTTGGTGGAGTATTTTTACTTATAAAGCACAGATTCGGTATTGTTATGTAGACACTCCTGATAGAGGACATGCTGTTCTTAAGTTAGGTGATGTTTATTTAGACAATATCTTTGGTACTACAACTACCAAAGAAGCAATGGAGGAAAAAGGGTATGTTTTTAAACAACCTGCGTTCCTTTGGTTTTTACCCACAACAGTAGCTTTAAAGCTTCTACTAGGAAAGATATGGAAAACAAAAAGCCGATTCGACCAGTAACAGACTTGGAAGAATATAAGAAAAATATTCGACCATGTAATGAGACCAAAGAAGAACCTTTAACAGAATTAGAATACTGTAGAAGGTATAGCAAAACGAGATCAATGGGACAGGACTAGATGTCAATAGAAATTAGCCGTAAAGATATATTATCCGAGTATATCTGTGATTATAATGTAGAAGATAAATTTTTGAAATTACCAGTAGAACCTTATATGGACCTATTAGGTATTACACCTTTACCTTCTCAAGTAGCAATCATAAATGCTATAAATAATCCAAAGTACAGATTTGTCTGCGCGGCAATTTCACGAAGGCAGGGGAAAACATATATAGCTAATATAATTGGTCAACTTGTGTCTCTTGTTCCTTCATCTAACATTTTAATTATGTCTCCGAACTATGCACTTTCGCAAATATCTTTTGACTTACAAAGAACACTTATAAAACACTTTGATCTTGAAGTAGTAAGGGATAATGCGAAAGACAAAGTAATAGAGATTTCAAACGGATCTACCATACGTATGGGATCAGTTAATCAAGTAGATTCATGTGTAGGTAGATCATATGATTTGATTATCTTCGATGAGGCGGCGCTTGCCGACGGTAGAGATGCTTTTAACGTAGCCTTGCGTCCGACTCTCGATAAAGACAATTCAAAAGCTATATTCATTTCAACTCCTCGTGGGAGAAATAATTGGTTTGCTGAGTTCTTTGACAGGGGTTTTACAGATGACTTTACAGAGTGGGTTTCTATTAAAGCGAGTTATCGCTCTAATCCTCGAATGTCTGAAACGGATATTCAGGAAGCTCGAAAAAGTATGTCCGAAGCTGAGTTTCGTCAGGAATACGAAGCCGATTTTAATACTTACGAAGGACAAGTCTGGAACTTCAAATTCGATGAGTGTGTAGGTGCCTTTCAAGAAATGGATACATCGGGAATGGATGTTTTTGCGGGACTGGACGTTGGTTACCGTGATCCTACTGCTTTTTGTGTTATTGCTTACTGCTGGGATGATGAGAAATATTATTTACTCGATGAGTACCTGGATGCAGAAAGAACCACAGAACATCACGCCACAGAAATACGAGAGTTAATAGATAAGTGGGATATTGATTATATTTATATTGACTCTGCCGCACAACAAACACGTTTTGACTTTGCACAGAACTATGATATTACTACTGTAAATGCAAAGAAATCTATCCTAGATGGAATCTCCCATGTAGAATCTATTGTTGATAATAATAGATTACATGTTGATCAGTTTTGCAAAGAAACTCTACAGTGTTTAGATCAATACCAATGGGACCCCAATCCAAATCTTTTGAGAGAGAAACCGAAGCACAATCGTGCGTCACATATGGCGGATGCACTGCGTTATGCATTGTATTCATTTGAAACATCAAACAGCGGCTTCTAGAGATACCACATCAAAAATAATGTTTGACATGATACCTCATATTCGCTATAATTCTGGTATTCGAAAATGGATCTAAAAAGAGACCTCGTAAAATACATAAGGGACAAAGCAAAGAATAAATATGATAAAGGCACTGAGTGCTACATTTGCGGAGAAAAAACGCAACTTGATTTTCACCATTTTTATTCATTAAGTCCGTTAGTCCATAATTATGTAAAAAAGAACAAGTTACTTCCTGAGAATATTTTATCTTTTCGGGAAGATTTTATACAAGAACATTGGGCCGAGTTGTATGAACACACAGTTACACTATGCCATGCACATCATTTAAAATTACATAAGGTGTATGGAAGAGACCCAGCTCTAACAACTGCAAAAAAGCAAGAAAACTGGGTAGAGATTCAAAGAGAAAAACATGGCATGGTATGATCGTATAATAGGAAGAAGTGCTGAAGTAGAGGAAAAACTAAATCCTTCACAGCAATACTACGATCACCAAACAGCTCCTTCACGGGAGTTTACTCTTAAGTATGAGAAAGCATACGAAGATATAGAAATTGTAAATAGGGGCGTAAACTTAATTGTAGATGATGCCTCTGAAGTTAAAACCACTGTAGGAGAACAAATACAGGGCTTACAAAGTATTGTAAAAGGAGTCAAAAGATCCAGAGTAAGATTACTTTTAAATAAAGAGCCTAATCCTTTTCAAGATATTAGCACGTTTAAAAGAAATTTACTTACGGATTATCTTATTGATGGAAATATATTTGTTTATTTTGATGGCGTTCATTTATACCATCTTCCTGCAAACAAAGTAAATATTCATTCAAGTAAAACCACTTATATTGAAAAATTTACTTTTAATGAAACAGTAGACTATAAGCCCTCCGAAATAATTCATATCAAAGATAATTCTTTTTACTCAATCTATCGGGGTATTTCTCGATTAAAGCCTGCACTTAGAACAATGATTCTTATGCAGAACATGAGACAGTTTCAAGATAATTTTTTCAAGAATGGAGCCGTACCAGGATTAGTACTTAAAAGTCCCAATACACTTAGTGAAAAGATAAAGGAACGAATGATACAATCCTGGACGCTCCGTTACCGTCCTGATTCAGGAGGCCGAAGACCTCTCATCTTAGATGGCGGTATTGAAATAGACAGTATTTCGAATACTAACTTTAGAGAGCTAGACTTTCAACATGCAATAGCAGAGAATGAAAAAATTATATTAAAAGCATTAGGAATACCCCCAATACTTCTTGACTCAGGTAATAATGCAAACATTCGCCCAAATATGAGAATGTATTATTTAGAGACAATACTACCAATAGTTAAGAAGTTTCATCATTCATTTGAAAAGTATTTTGGATTTGAACTAAAAGAAGATGTTACAGATGTTCCTGCTTTGCAGCCTGAGTTAAGAGATCAATCTCAATATTATACAGCACTTGTAAATGGTGGTATAATATCAGCAAATGAAGCAAGAGAGCATCTAGGGTTCGAGCCTATAGAAGGTCATGACGACGTAAGAGTACCTGCCAATATTGCGGGAAGTGCTGCAAATCCTGATGAAGGTGGCAGACCAACAGAAGGAGAAGACGATGGGTAGCATACGACGAAGAGATGTAGCCATAAGAGCAGCAGCAATGGCAATGCTTGAAGAAGGAAAAGTTTTAAGCAAAAGAGAATTTGATAATATTACTAAACCTACAGGTATTAGGTCTGGTAATTTGATGAATTTATTTGGAAGCTGGTCTCGACTAGTAGGATTTATAGAAAAAGATCATCCAGATATATGGGCACAACTACAAGAAGAAGCAGCTCCTGAGCCAGAGCCTGTAAAGGAAGAGGTTTGTGAAGTCTGTGGAGAGAACTGTGATTGCCCTCCAGGAGAGTGCAAATGTGCCAAGACTGATCCCCTAGCAGCTCTTGCTTTGGCATCAGAAGTAAAGGAAGACGATGAATAAAATATTTAATCTTACTTCTACGTTTAAGTCACACGAAGTCGAAGACGGAAGTGTGATGATTCGCGGAATGGCGAGTACGAATGACTTTGATCGTGCAGGAGATACTATTTCTCCTGATGCATGGGCAAAGGGTGGCTTAAAGAATTTTGAGAATAATCCCATCATTCTTTTTAACCATGATTATAATAAGCCAATAGGTAGAGCTACGGGGTTAAAAGTAACTCCCAATGGTCTAGAACTGGAGGCAAAAATTAGTAAGTCCGCACCCGAACATGTGTGCGACTTAGTTAAAGACGGTGTCCTTGGAGCCTTTTCTGTTGGTTT